TCAAAAGGCGTAACAAAGAAACTTGAAGAAGTTTGCGAAATGAAAGCAGGTAAGTTCAAATCACCTTCTGACATTTTACCTAACAATGCCGAAGGACTTTATCCTTGTTACGGTGGTAACGGTTTTAGGGGTTACACCAAGACTTTTACTCACATTGGCAAATATCCATTAGTTGGCAGACAAGGTGCTTTATGTGGTAATGTTCATTTTGTTGAAGGACAATTTCACGCAACAGAACACGCCTTAGTTGTTAAAGCTTTGAAAGACATAAATGTTGATTGGCTCTTCTACTTACTTAAAAGCATGAACCTTAACAATTATGCAACAGGAACAGCACAACCAGGACTTTCAGTAAAAAACATAAATCCTTTGCCAGTAAAAGTTCCGACACTGAAAGACCAAGAAAAACTGATTGACAAAATCAAAAAGCTTGAAACAGAGTTACTGTATTTGTGCCTGTTGCCATAAAAGTATTTGAGCCAAACTCGGCAATGGCTTTCAAGTCAAAATATTTGAGAATGATTTCTCTTGCGTCTGTGTAAATGCCCGAATTGCTCAAAATAGAACTTGGTAAAATAACACCTGCCCAACCACCAACTTTTAAAAGTTGCTTGGTGCGTTCAATAAACAAACATTCAATTTCGCTGCTGTCGTCTGTCAATCGGTTAAAGAGTTCAAAACTTTCATTTCCGTTTTTAAGATTGTTTTTAAAAGCGGAAACCGAATAAGGGGGGTTTGCCACTAAAATATCAAACTGTCCGTTGTCTTTTGTATCGTCTGCACTAACTTCTTTGAGTTTGCCTTTGTAGTCAATGCTTTTTTGAAAATGGTCTAATCCGTCAGCGTGAATAACATTTGCTAAACCGTCACCATTTAAGAAACAACTTACTTTGGCTGTTTTTACCAATCGGTAATCGGCTTCAATTCCATAGACATACTCATAAGCCCAATCAAAGGAGTTTTCACGCCAACTTTTAAGTTTTGACTTTACCGAAGGTCTCTGCTTGATAGTGTCAATGCTTTCTATAATATTTTGAACTTCGTCTAAAGCTTCCGTCAAGAAATGTCCGCCGCGATCTTTGGCAAAGCGAATTACAGCTTTGTGGACTGGCTCGGCGATGGTACGACCTTAGCGGTCAAGAAACTTTTGAACGCTGACGGCGGCGCAATCCCGAACGCCCCTGACGGTACGACCTTCGCCGGCACTCATCAGCATTACAAAGGCACGGCGGGCGCGTCCCTCGCGTACACCGACATTGACGACATTATCGCCAACGTGACTGAACACATGCTACCCGGCGTGAAGTTGTTCATCAATGCCGCGAACGTGTCCACCCTTACCGGTTTGAGCGGCACGAAGTTCACCGCCCTGACCCTTGCGGTTGTGGCTGTACCGGGTCGCACGAGTGGCACGATTGCGACAGCGAACGTGGAAGATGATCCGAATAACAAGCTGGTTGGGTATTGGGCTGGGTACGAAGTTCACACCCGCTCATGGGTCCCGTCCGGCTACTATGCCGCGATTGCAACCGGATCACCACAGAAGCCGCTTGTTCACCGCCTAGACAAGTTCACCGCCCTAAACGGTATGCGTATGGTGTTCCAGTTGAACGCCCATCCGTTGACCGCCCAAACCTTTGAAGCTGAAATCGGCTTTGGTGCTTGGGGTCGTCATGCCGCCGCGATCCTTGACGGCGCACATCAAACCACCTACTCCAATCCATCGGGCTTAGTCCGATAAGTTGGTAACACTCACGGGCGGGCTTACCTTTTCCCCGCCCGTGAGTCCCTTGGTATCCTATGACACTCGCCGCGTATATCACCGCTAATTTCTCACAGGTCAAAACCCAGCTCGGCTGGTCAGACAGCTTGCAGATTGTCGCAATCACTGACAAAGCCCTGGAATGGTACGGCGTTGACACCGAAGCCGAGGCGACAAACGCAAAAAAAATACACTCGCTGACTGATGTAGCGGTTTATCGTCAGGCTTTGATTGATGTCGGTCTTGATTACAATTTCAGCGCGGATGGTGCAAGTTACTCGCGTGACCAACAAACAAAAAACCTAAGAGAGCTTTACGATACGGCTGTAACTGAGGCGCTTGTGTACCTCCCCAATTATTCAATCCTTATCAAAGCCTCCGACGATCACCCGGATTGGACCGAATGAGAAAACTCACATCCGGCGAAGTCGCCCGCATGACCGCCACGCAAGAGGAAAGTTTCAACGATCAAGTTACGCTTTTCTCGCATACAAGCGGACAAGATAGCTTGGGGCAGGTGATTGACTCTTTCGATAGTGGCAACCTGATTTATGCCGGCTTATCCACTGAAAAGCAATACCGCAATGAGCGCGGCGAAATTGTCACCATCGAATCGGATGCAGTTCTACGGGTTGCCGCGAGTCAGTCCATAGCGGTAGGGGATAAGGTAATCGGGCGCAACGTCACGTTTTCCGTTGACGGCGTACAGATCGGGCGCAATGTGAAGATTGCCGCCTTACAGGAAATCAGATAATGCCCGCAATAGTCGCAGGAATGGCGAAACTCACAGCACAACTGAACGCAATCGGGCTGGCTTTCACGGTTGATGATCTAGCCGAGGGCGCGCTTGTCATTGCACAACAGGCAGAGAATAATTGCCCCGTTGACACTGGCTTTCTTCGCTCCACTGTATTCGTGCAAGAGGCTGGCAATGATGTAGAGATCGGATTTGAAGCCCCGTATGCGTCCTATGTGGAGTTCGGAACCTACAAAATGGCGGCGCAACCTTTCCTCCGCCCGGCGTTCGATGAGGCAGAATTGCAAGCCCTCTCAGCAATCGTGGATAGTGTAGAAAAGAATATGCGAGACATCACGAAATGACGATTGAATCAGTAATCGCCTCTAAACTCGCGGCTGTGGGTGCGGCTTATCCGCTATCAATGCCGACCGGCGCAACCTTGCCCGGCATGGTGTATCAGTTCATCAGCGAGATTCCCATGCGTCACCATGGCGGCGCGGATATGGTGCGAAGGCGTTTACAAGTCTCGTGTTGGGCGAACACCTACGCGGGCGCGGTTACGTTAGGCGATCAAGTACGCGCCGCTCTTGACCTGAATCAAAGTAATATTGAATTGATAACCGCTGAAAATATCAGCGATTTCAAAGACCCCGAAGCGAATAAATACCGGCGCATTGTCGAATTTTTCGTGTGGGAATAGGAGAATAAAAACATGGCACAAACTGATTATGGCGTTATCCTGTCCGACTCGGGCGGTACGATTGGCGAACTTGTAAGCGTTGACCCGCCTGAAATGTCAGTCCCGGCGGTTGAGTCCACCCATCACGGCACCGGCGGACATCGTACCTTTATTTCGAGCAAACTGGCTGAAGTTGGCGAGTTCAAAGCGACGGTGAATTACGTCAAGGCGAATATCGCCTCGCTCTATACCAAGATGCGAGCAGGAACGGTCGGACGCTATACTCTGGCGTATGACTCCCTGAACATTGACCAGTTCGGCGCACTTGTCACGAACATCAAGCCGATGACCGCGGATGCCGAAAAGCCAAAAACTTTGCGAGCTGAAATCACTTTCCGCGGCACCGATTCGTTCTCGTTGAGTTCGTAATGCTGACACGCGATCAACTTTTGAAGCCTAAGACAACCGTCATCCAAGTGGATGGCGGGAGTCTTACTATCCGCGCTTTATCCGCTGAATATGCAATGGGATTGCGCGGGCGCGACCTGCAGGGTGCGGATATCTTTCAGGTAATCGCTGACTCCATAGTTCAGGAAAACGGCGAAACCATGCTCACCGGCGCGGAAGTCGGCACGTTGGCAATCTCTACCTTGGAGCAAATCGTCAAGCAGGTATTCGAGTTCAACAAACTCGGCAAAAAAGCCGCCGAGGATGCGACCGCCGAATTAAAAAAAACGGACGATTTGATTATGAACTCTGCCGGGCATTGGGAGCCTCCTCTGTCGCAGTAATGCTCCGTGATATGCCCCATAGCGAGTATGTCCACTGGCAGGCGATTTACAGCATAGAACCTTTCCCCGAAGAGCGAGCCGACCAACGAACCGCCGAATTATTGCGAATGATGATGATTACGGCGGGCGTAAAGAAACTCCCGAAAATCTCTGACCTCATGCCTGACTGGTGGGGTGAAAGAACGCCCGCACAGCAGACCCCCGAACAGATCCGCGCAAACATGGCGATCGTGAAAGCCACTAAGAAAAAGAAGCCAAAACATGCTACTTGAAAAACTCGTAATCCCCATAGGCTTTGACACCGGTATGCTAATGGCGGGTATTGATGCCATTACAGGACTCATCACCGGCGCGATCGATCGAACCCGCGAATGGACCGAAGGCATGGACGCGCTTGGGGATGTAACCGGCATGTCAGAGGATAAACTAGCCGCCTGGTCGTTCGTTGCAAAAAAGGCAGGCGTGGAAATATCCGACCTTTCAAGTGCAACCGTTATCATGTCAAAGGGTTTGCTCGATTCAACTGGCGAGTTATCCACCACAGGCAAGGCGTTACAGGACTTCGGTATTGATGTTTTAGATGCGGGCGGGAATGTCCGCGATCAATCCGCGCTCATGGATGACATTGGGAAAAAGTATGCCGAGTTTGGGACACAGACAGAGCGCGTTGACTTCCTCACGAATATCTTTGGGCGTTCCGGCGCGAAACTGGTTGATGTGTTCGACACCATGGCGAACGAGGGCGGCATTGACCAAGTAAAGAAAAAGGTCGAAGCCCTCGGACTCGTGTTAGATCCTACGCAATACGAAGAATTCCAGCGCAATCTAAACGAAGTCGATCTGACGTTTACAGGGCTGGCGAACGCTTTCACCGGTCCACTGCTACCCGGCGCCACATCCCTGCTTGATACGTTTACGAAGTGGGTGCAATCCCCCTGGGTTGCCGAGGGTATCGCGAAGATCGGCGAAAGTTTAGGGACACTTATTGAAGATATAGCAAACCGTGACTGGTCGAAGTTATGGGGGGACTTACAAAACCTACTCCCAAACCTTGACCCCGTTGCATTGACACAGGCTTTTGAGAATTGGGTTGCTAGTGTGGATTGGAATAACATCTCTACTACTTTCGCGCAATGGATAAAAACAGTGGACTGGGCGGGCGGTACACGCGCCGCACTTGATTCAAGCGTCAATATCTTACAGGCACTTATTGACCTGATTGCCCGCACGAATTGGAGCGCATTGGGTGACGCGCTGAAAGCCGCTTTGACTGGCGTAATCCGTGACGGCATTGGGCGTGCCCTGGGTGAAGCATGGGAGGGTGCGGCGGTTCAGTTTTGGCAGATGGTAGACAATACACTCGGCACGAATTTAGGGCAAATCTCACAGGGAAGTTATAACTCCAATCGCCCAAGTTCCGGCGGCGGTAACGCGCCACGACGCGCAAGCGGCGGGCCCGCAGGCGGCTTGACTTGGGTAGGGGAGCGCGGCGCGGAATTGGTAAACCTCCCGGGCGGCTCGCAAGTCAATAACGCGCAAGCAAGCGCGAGTATGGGATTTGACTATTACAAACTCGCGTCTATCCTTGCGGTTGAATTTGCGAAGGTGCGTGACTAATGGCGCAAGCTGAATATCTTGATTCCATCATTACCGAATACTATGACGGCTCGGCATGGGTAGACATCAGCGCGTATGTTGTCGGAGACATCAAGGGGAATGGCGGCTTGGGCGGCTGGCGACCGGAAAACCGCGTCGCCGTACTTGGTATCCTAAACATCACGATCAACAACAAGAGTAAGCAATTCTCACCTATGGGCGGGGATTCTATTCGTGGCTTGGCAACCCTCACAGGTTGGAATAAAGGCGCAAAGATTCGAGTGCGCGGAACGTTCAGAAGTCTCAACGAGGAAATTTGGACGGGTCGTATTGCGTCCATCGACTCCGACGATCTGAATTGGGGAAATGAACAAGTGCGCGTCATGGCAGTTGATTACATGAACGTGCCAGTCAATTACCCCATGAAGGGCGCGGCAATCGGGCTGAACAAGCGCATTGACGAAGCCATGACAACCATCCTCTCCCGCCTTAGTGTGCAACCCGAAGCGACCAGCTTTGACACCGGCTCTTTCACGTTCCCCGCTGTATTCGATAATGTGCAACGTAAGACAATGGCATTATCTGAATTTACGAAGCTGGCAAACTCGGAATTAGGGTATATCTACGTCAAGCAGGACGGGACATTGCGCGTTGAAAATTTCCTCGCTCGGCACGGCTGGCGGGCGTTGGATCAAGTTTTGATAAACGATGATTCTTATATATTGGCAGAGGATAATAGCTTTATTCTCGCAGAAGATAATACAAAAATATTAGCCGACGACTCAACGCTTGAAGATGCCGCGCTTGCGGTAGACGCGGAGGGTTATAACATCCTACTCGCTGAAGATGGATTATTGAACGCCTCCATTATCCGCGCCCATCCTGTTATTACAGATACAAGTTTGAAGGTGCTTTACAAACTCGGTACGCCTGTTTATGTGAATCCAAAAATACCGTATGAATTTTCGGCGCATTATACAGATCCTAGTGGGTTGTCACAGGTATCAGGCACGAACATGCAAGCACCCGTCGCAACGACTGACTATCTCGCAAACACGCTTGCAGACGGAACCGGCACAAACTACACCGCTGACGTGGTTGTGACTGCGACGTATTACGGTGATATTGTTTATTATTCGATTCTCAATAATGCACCGGCTGGCGTGTATATAACATTCTTGCAGGCACGTGGATATGGGATTTATTACGGTAACAGCATCGAGTCAACAAAAGACGATGGTGACTCGCAAGAAGAGTACGGTTATTTTCCCTTCCAATTCGATATGAAGTACCAAAAGGACGCCTACCTAGCCGACATGTACGGGCGTTCTGTAATCGAAGAATACAAGCTCCCGAAATCGAGGATTACAAAAATGAGTTACCTAGCGAACCTGAATAAAAACCACTTAGCCTGCTTTCTTATGCTTAGCGTCGGCTCATTGATTTTATTGACAGAGGACAGAAGTAATGTAAGTAATCATTACTACATCACAGACCGCGCATTTACCATCAAGCAAGGCGGGATTATTCATGTGGAGTATGGTTGCAAGCAAAATGATAGCTACCTATCCGAAGGGCTTGAACCTGTCACGGTTGAATTTGACGGCGGAAGCACAGACGCTCTTGGTTATGGCGTGTTGAAGCAAGTCAATTCACTTACGACTCAAAGTTATTCGTTTTGGCTGAATGTCGACACCATACCGCCAACCTCTAGTGATTATGGCGTTATTTATCTAAAGTATTCATATCCCGGATCTCTTTTTATATCCTTGAATAATAATAAACTTGCGTTCGGTCACATGTTCTCGGGCGGCGCGGGTTTATGGTATTCCAACAGCCCTCCGTTCTCAACTGGCACATGGGTGCATGTTGTTATCACATACGATAATACAAGCACGGCAAACGACCCGATATTTTATGTCAACGGGTCAGTAATCGCAAAAACCGAAACGGCTACACCATCAGGAACCGCGTCACTTCCACAAGAAGCAAAATTATTTATAGGCGGCTCTCCGAATAGCTCTACGGGTATATTTGATATACCGATAGATGGAAAAATGTTCGACCCCCGCGTATATAATCGCATTCTCACGCCCGCCGAAGTAACCACCATTTATAATGGCGGCGCGCCCGATCACACACTAGTTACGGACGGGCTAGTCTTTCAGGGCTTCTCAACATACGCGGATAGACCGCTTGCGGCTGGTTATGTTCTGACATCCACAGATAGACTTATTGAAAACATAATCCGCGCCGTGGCTACACCGAACGGCTCACCTACCATCCGCGCTAACCCATAGGAGTAATACAATGGCAGATAAAACAATAGCCGGATGGTTTGCATCCAACCCAATCACACTTGATCCAGCGGATGTTATCCCCGCCTCCGAGAATTTAGCCACAACCCCCGTCACAGGCGGATTCAAAGCCGCGCAGTTGATGTTCAATCGTTATAGGTTGAACGTGACAGTATCCTCGAATGACCTTATTGTAGAGGTTGTCCATGAGGATGGAACCGCGATCTACACAGACCGCCCGCTTTACTTCAAGATAGGCGACACAATCAGGGCTGTTACTGCCCCGCTGTCAGTCACAAAGGCAGACGGTACAAACTGGGCGAACCTTGGAAGCTCGGAACTCGGAACGCTAGAGCAAGACCTTTTCGTTTATGTTACGTGGAATACAAATCTATCCCCTGACGCTGTAGACATTTTCTGGTCACGTTACCCAATGGGGAGGCGATATAGTGACTTTAGTTCTACGACAACAAATGATAAGTATGCCGCAATCAACGCAACCGCACCCGCTTCTACTGATGATTGCGTGTGTATCGGTCGCTTTGCGGCAACGCTGTCATTGACGGGTACGGGTCATGTGTGGACAGTTCCGACATATACAAGTATCAACTTGATTCAACATCCTATTTTCAATACCCGTTGGCTGACGTGGAATCCAAACGAACCCGGAACCTCGTTGATTGATGGGTTTTCTGCAAACCCAACAAACACGATATACCAATATCAAATAAACGGGTATGAAGCCATAGTGTATTCTAGGCAAGGCGCAAACGGAACATCAAACGACACAATCTTTGTAATGCGTGCGCCTTTTGCCGCGCTGACGCTCACAGATGGAAATTGGAATGTAATGGCGGGCGCGGTTGTAAATAGTGGTACTGCATCCGCTACACCGGGCTTTGTTGCGATTGCCTCCGGCGCAAGCGTAATCAGCGTTTTACGGGATGCACTAACTACCGCGTGGACTAATTCAGGCGGTAAACGCATTGGTACATTCCGCCTAGTGTATCCAATCGGGCAATAATTATGCCGTTCAAAAAAGGCGACCCCCGAATCAATCGTAAAGGCAGACCGAAGCTCGGCGAATCTTTCGCGGAATATGTACGCGCCTTTATGGAAGCCGAGGACGAAGCGAAAGGTACGATTGTCGCTGAAATGATGGAGATTGCCGTCAGAAAAGCGAAGCAGGGACAATTCCAATATTGGGAGGCTCTTGTAAATCGCGCTTATGGCAAAGTCCCTGATAAGGTTGAAATGAATACGCAAGAGAAGCCCGATCTAAGCAAGCTGACAAAAGAAGAACTTGAAACATGGATGCAGTTGCTACAGAAAACCAAGTCACAATAACCGACCTTGACGCGGAATTACTCAGGCGTGATTTTCACGCCTTTGTTGTCTCCGCCTGGGATAAGGTCGAAAAGGGGAGTGCGTATGTTGACGGCTGGCACATCCGCGCAATTTGTGAATACCTGCAAGCGTTGTACGAAGGGCGTTTACCGTCAAACTCACTAATGATGAACGTTCCCCCGCGTCACATGAAAAGCCTTTTGTGCAACGTGTTCCTTCCCGCTTGGGTATGGACCAAAGCACCCTCGGCGAAATTCTTGTGCTTCTCATTCTCCGAAGCGTTGACCTTACGCGATTCCATGAAATGCCGAGAGTTGATTGCCTCTCGTTGGTACCAGGAACGTTTTCACATCGTTATCAACAAGAGGCAGGATAGTAAAGAGAACTTCCAAAACACTTACGGCGGTTACCGTATGTGCTTTGGTACAGGCGGATCGATCACAGGGCAAGGCGGCGATTATCTCATCATAGATGACCCTCTAGATGCTAATTCAGCCAACAGCAAAGCAGAACGAGAACGTGTGAACTACGTGTACGATAACTCGATTCACATGCGCGGGAATGACCCTAAGACCGTGAAAAAAATCCTTATTATGCAACGGCTGCACGATGAGGATTTATGCGGGCATATCATCGAACGCGGCGACCCTTGGGAATTGCTTATTCTCCCTGCAGAGTGGGAAGGGGTCGAACGCTTTCATTCATCCATCGGCTTTACAGATCCGCGTACCGAAGTAAACGAGTTACTTTGGGAAGCCCACATCGGGCGCAAAGAACTTGACATCCTGAAACTTCCACTCTCCGAGATCGGCGTAGCTGGTCAATTCCAACAGCGACCGACTCCGCTGGTCGGTGCCATTTTCAAAAGGGAATGGTTCAATATCCGCCGCGCCTCCCTCCCTTGTGTGGGTAGATACTTCTCATGGGATACCGCCGCAAGCATTGAGGACACCGCCGCTTATACGTGCGGGATTGCTGGGGAGTTGACCCCCGATTACAAGTTATACATCCGTGAAATTTGGCGCAAGAAAATCGAGTTTCCACAGTTGCAATATGCGATTGAGGAGCAGGCGAAGAAATACGGCGGGATGAAATCAGCCGTGATGCGGGATATAATCATCGAAAATAAATCATCCGGTATTCAGGTGATTCAGTCCATGAAACAGATTTCACCCTTTGCCGAGCGCGTCATGCCATACACCCCGAAAGGTGACAAGATAGCGCGGGCATACGAAGCGGCGAAATGGGCAGAAAAGGGATGCGTGATACTCCCTCCCCCATCGGAGGAAAGCCCATGGATGATAGACTTTGAAGCGGAATTATTCAATTTCCCGAATTCGGCATTCAAAGATCAAGTGGACGCATTGTCGCAGTTATGCGATTATTTGAGTTACTATCTCGCAGAAGGTTTACAAGCCCGCACAACGGGCAGGACAATTACACAATGACAATCATAAACTCACTTTGGGACTTCATCACCGGCACGAACAAGGACGGCGCAAATGCGACCCCATCCGCCACGCCCTACGATTACAACAACCTTTATGAGGCACTTTACGCGCTTTATAACAACGACGATGCAATCGTACCAGATGACACAACCCGCCGACTCCGCACGGTTGTAAATCGTTCGGTGGAGTTCTACGCGGCGAAGATGATACCGGGGCAAGAGTTCAAAATCATTGTAGGTGAGGACGAAGAAACGGAATTGCAGAACGCGATTCAGCAGGTTATCAAGGATAGCAACCTTGCAAACAACAAAGCCCCCATGATTCGCGGCTTCTCGCTGTATGGCGATTCGTTCATCCGGGTACGCGGCGATAAGGAAAAAACTTACCTTGAGGATTTATCCGTTTTCTATGTGACCGACTTTAGCGAGGATTCACGCGGGTTTCTAACCTATCTCCGCATTGATATTCCTATCTTGGATGATAGCGACTTGCCCGCAAACTATACGGAAGAGTGGGATGTGGAAACGCAAACCCTGAGGATCTGGCAGGGGCAGACAACCCGCACAACCCCGATAAACGAATTGGGATCACCCAAAGAAATTACACTCTTTTCAGAGTTGGGCGTTGACTTCATCCCCGTTGTGCATACGAAATTCAGAGACAACGGAGATCCACGCGGGCAGGGATGCGTATATCACGTGCTCGATAAAGTGTATGAAGCGAATCGCGTTGCAACCCGCCTGCATGATTTACTCTTCGCCTTTGGGGAACCTGTGTTCATTGCGTCGGCAAATAGCACAGACGCGCAAGGCAGACCGTTACCCCCGCCGCGTGTGGATTCGAGCGCGGGAAATTCCCCCGTACCATCTTCACCCACTATCAGCGGCGTACTCGGGCAAATATTCGGGCGGTTGATTTCTTTGCCCGGAATGTCCACAATCACAAGCCTCATCCCGCCGAT